ACGATAGCGTCTGCAGCGCGTGCGCCGGATACAGCAGTAAGTGCTGCTGCGGAGCCGATGAGAAGACTCTTAATGTTCATTTCTGACCTCCAGTCAAAATTACGCCGTTTGCCAGAATACGTCCGCGTTTGCGACGCTTCCGGCACCTGTTCGAAGACTTGAGGTTTGGAAAGCTCTCGCAGGAAGCTGCCTATTAGATCACCGGGCGCGCAATGTCCGGTTCTGCCAAGGGTTATGGCAAGTCTGACGCCATGCTGCCCGCGCTCGCCAGTGAGATGCGGAACTTTCCAGATATCCTAAATATGAAAGAATGCCTATAATAGGAATATTATCACATTAAGGGATTCACAAGTGAGTCCTAATGTGAGATTCTGTCCTCAAGTTAATTGAGGACGGACAGCATGAACTTCCCCGGTATCGTATCAAGTGCAAAGAAGGCACTCGGCTTTCCGGTAGAAGTTAAGGCTCATTCCCTCACCGATCCGGCGATCAATGAAATCTTCGGCGTGTTGCCGACCGCATCGGGCGTTGTCGTTACCGGCAATTCTGCGATGCACGTCCCGGCTGTTCTTCAGGCCGTCCGCTTGATCTCCGAAACCATCGGCTCACTGCCTTGCAAGCTCTATCGCGAAACCGGCGACAGCAAGGAAGCTGCCAAGGATCACCCCGGCCACAAGATCACCCATAGCCGGGCGAACGACTGGACCAGCGCCGGACAGCTTCGTATCGACCTCACGGTTGACGCCCTGCTTCATGGCGCTGGCTATGCGCAGGTTGTCCGCGCGTCCGACGACCGCCCCCTTGAGCTTCACCGGCTGGACCCGTCGAAGGTGCAGCGGCGTTGCGAGGATGACGGCGAACCCTACTACCTCGTATCCATGGAACGCGGACAGACCCGGCTTTCCTATCGTGACGTTCTCTATATCCCGGCCTTCGCTGGCTTCTCGCCGGTCAAGCTTGGCCGTGAGGCCATCGGCATCGGCCTCACGCTGGAAAAGCACACGTCGAACCTCTTCAGTGACGGCGCGCGCCCTAGCGGCATGTTCTGGACCGAAAATAGCGTTCCCGACACCGATGCCGGAACAAAGACCATCGCCAATATCCTGAAGGACTACCGGGCGGCCTTCAGCGGTGGCAAGCAGTCGCGCCCGCTCATTGTGCCGAACGGCTTCCGTTATCAACAGATGGCGCTCGCCAGCACCGACGCGCAGTTCATTGAAAACCGCCTTGAGCAGATCAACGAGATTGCCCGCATCTTCGGCGTTCCCCCGCACATGCTCTATCAGCTTGAACGCGCGACCTGGAGCAACGCGGAACAGATGGCCGCAAGCTTCCTTCAGCTTTGCCTTCGCCCGTGGCTGGACAAGTGGCAGGACGCTTATGCGACCGTGCTTCTCACCGACGAAGAGCGCGACACCCTCTATTTCGAGTTCGTCATTGATGACCTGCAGCGCGCCGACGCAGCAGGCCGGGCCGAAATCTTTGGCAAGCTTGTCGCCATGCGCGCCATGACCCCGAACGAAGTCCGCGCCGCAATGAACCTGCCCGCACTGCCGGGCGGCGACGAACTTGCCAATCCCTACACCACGACGAACGCGACCGGCCCGGCAGAACGCCAGCCGCTGAAGGAAGCCGTCTAATGCAGCACACCGCCTTCTTCGGTGATGGCGAAAAGACCTTCGCCCTCACGACCGAGATGATTCTTGAACTTGAACGGAAGACCGGCGTCGGCATCGCGGCACTTTATGCCCGGTTCATGCGGCAGGATTTTCACTTCGCCGACATGATCGAAATCATCCGCACTGGCCTCATCGGTGGCGGGACTTCCCCGGCAGATGCACAGACGCTTGTCGATACCTACGCCAAGCCGCGTCCAGTGATGGAAGTGTTTCCGCTCGCGTTCGACATTCTTGACGCCCGTTGGAACGGCATGCCCGACGAGGCTGCCGAATGAGTGACTTCGATAACCTCGAAATCAAGGCCGTCGTTTCCATTGATGATACCGGCACCGTGACCGGCATCGCTTGGCCGTTCGGTGCGCCCGACAGCGTCGGCGACGTCATCGAAAAGGGCACCGTCGCATTTGCGAACAGCGTGCCCATGGTCATGGAACATGACCAGCAGAAGGTTGTCGGCGTATGGGAAACCTGCACCGAAACTGACAATGGCCTTGAGGTAAAGGGCCGTTTGTTTGTGGAAGGTATCGGACCCGCCCGCGATGCACACCGGCAGTTAAAAGCCGGGAAGATCGCCGGTCTGTCCATCGGCTTCCGTCACACCGGCTTCGAGCCGCGCGCAGCAGGTGGCCGCGTCTTCAAGTCTATCACCGTCAACGAAATCAGCCTTTGTCGTCGCCCGGTCCATCCCGGCGCGCACGTCACCGTCGTTAAGTCCCAGATTGAGGAAAATATGGAAAACGAAATCGAGAATGCACCGGAAGCCAAGGCCGATCCGGTTGTTACCCCTGAAGAACTGAAGGCCATCAAGGCCCGCATGGACAAGCTGGAAGCCAAGGCAAACCGCCCGCTTGCCGCGAACAACAATCATCCGGCAGCCGACAACGACAACAGCGAGAAGAAGGCTTTCGTATCCTATCTTCGCCGTGGAGCTGAACGTATCAGCCCGGAAGAAGTCAAGGCGCTCACCGTCTCGACTGACGCCAACGGCGGATTCCTCGCACCGGAAGAATTCGGCAACGAACTTATCAAGCTCTTGAACGAATATTCGCCGATCCGCAGCTATGCGCGCGTCGTCAACATCTCGGCACCGGAAATCAAGTATCCGCGCCGCGTGTCCGGCACTGCCGCAACGTGGGTAAGCGAAACCGAAGACCGCACCGAAAGCGGCATGACCTTCGAACAGATCACGTTGACCCCGTTCGAACTGGCGACCTTCACCGACGTTTCGAACCAGCTTCTCGAAGACAACGCCTATGGCCTTGAGGGCGAACTTCTCGCCGACTACGCCGAAAGCTTCGGCAAGACCGAAGGCGTGGCATTCGTGAAGGGCACGGGCACCGGTCAGCCGAAGGGCATCATGACCGCTACCGGCATCAAGGAAGTGAAGACCGGCGTTGCCGCGACCTTCCCGACCACGAACCCGGCAGACGTGATTATCGGCATGTATCACCAGATTGCCACGTCGCACGCACAGAACGGCGCTTGGCTGATGAACCGCAACACCGTGTCCGTCATCCGGCAGTGGAAGGACGGCACGGGCCGTTACCTTGTGCTTGATCCGATTACCGCAGGCGGCGTCATGACCCTGCTTGGCCGTCCGATTGTCGAGATGCCGGACATGGACGATATCGGCGCGGGCAAGTTCCCGATCCTGTTCGGCGATTTGTCCGGCTACCGGATCATTGACCGCATCGGCCTTTCCACTCTTCGCGACCCCTACAGCCTCGCAGGCAAGGGACAGGTCCGTTTCCATGCCCGCAAGCGCGTCGGTGCAGATCTCACGCATCCCGACCGTTTCGTGAAGCTGAAGGTCGCAGCCTAAGCCATGACCTACCAGCGGCCCGCATATGAACAGGTAACGATTGCGCACGGTGGCAACGCCTTGATGCTTAGGCCTTCCTTGCGGGCCGCTGTTACCCTTGAAGCCCGCTTCGGTTTCCCGGCGATGTTCCGGGCGGTTGAAGAAGGGAACTTCACCGTCATCTCCGAAATCATCCGCGCGGCATCTTTCCCGGCGCAGGATGTAGCGGCTTTCTTGTCGGACATTTCAAGAAAGCCGCTTTCATCTTTCATCGGCCCGGCACGTATGCCGCTCGCCGAACTTGTGTCGATGCTGATGCCCGCCCGTGTCCAACAGTTAGACACGAACCAGAAGGCTATTCCGTCTGGCAAGTCCGTCATGTGGCCGGACTTCTATTTAGACCTCTATGAGAACGCGACCGGCTGGCTTGGCTGGACGCCCGAACAGGCATGGAACGCGACCCCAACCGAAATTTGCCGCGCCTATGCCGGACACGTCGCCAAGCTGAAGGCCGTCCATGGAAGCGGCGAGGAAGACAAGCAGTCGTCCGAAAATACCCCGGACCCCGATCAGGCCGCACGCAATGTCGAAGCTGGCCTTGATCCCGAATTTGACCGCGCCGGGCTTCGTGCCCTCAAGGCGAAGATCGCGAGCGGATCATGACCGTGCCGCCCCGCATCTGTTCTTGTGGCCGCGTGGTTGCCCATGGCGTCCTTTGTGAGTGCCAGCGTGCGCAGACCCGCGAACGCAACGCGCGTCATGACGCTCGCCGTCCGTCCGCAGCAAAGCGCGGCTATAACGGAGAGTGGCGAACGGCCCGGCTCGAATACCTGGCCTCGCATCCTCACTGCCGGGAGTGCAGCACCTACGGCATCACCCGTCTTGCGACCGTCGTGGATCACGTCATCCCGCACCGTGGCGACAAGCGCCTGTTCTGGCACCGCGCCAACTGGCAGCCCCTTTGCGCGCCTTGTCACAACTCAATCAAGCAGCGGCAGGAGCGACACTAATGACTCAGAAGAGTGACATGATGCCGGATATGATTGTTATCACTGTCGCCGCAACTGCAGTGGCTTTGAGCGAGAAGCCAAGGGATTTGTCCTTCGTTGAAAGTCGTTCAATCGCTTCGAACGTCCGCTCTCTAAATCCTTCGAGATCATCTGGACCATGCTCAACCTCCTCGCTCACGATTGACAGTATTCTGCGGATGATCGCAGCCTTTTCGCCGTCACTTTTACCAGCCAGGCTGATGTATGGCTTCTCAGTGTTGCCTTTGAAGTTCTCGAATACAAGCGCGGGGAGTTCCGATTGCGGCAACTCATACGTTTCCCTCAGCCTGCTGGCTAATTCAGCGTCATACATAGCGGGCTTCCGCAGATCGTTTAGACGCTTTGCTTGTTGCTGTCCTCTCGTCGGAACGAGTAAGTGCCATTTCTTGCCGGAGTATACGTCGAAGCCGTTCCAGATCTCGAAGAAGAATTTTGCCTCTGCGGGATCAAGACCGTCTGACAGGTATATGGACAGTATCGACCGATCGTCCTTGAAATATTCTGCGTCATCCTGTGTCGCCATTGCCCACATGGTATTGCCCCTCTCTGCTAGCGCGCAGCCCTCTGCCTCAGACGATGTTATCTGTCGCGGGTTAATGGGGGGTGTCTTGCAACTTGCCAAATTAATGCGGGACCGGCGGGGGGAGCACTTTGCAAGAGACACCGAATATAACTATTTCAGGAATTGAAGCATGAGCGCCGTAAGCCTCGACCTCGCCAAGGCTCATTTGCTGGTGGATGACACCAACGATGATGAGCTTATCACGCTCTACATCGACGGCGCGGAAGCGTGGATCGCGAACTACATCGGCAAGCCCATCGCCGACTTCGATCCCGTTCCGGCAGATTTGAAAATCGCGATCCTGAAGCTTGTCGCCTTCAATTATGAAGTTCGCAGCCTCGCCACCTATGGCCTTTCCGTCGATATGGCACCGCAGGGAGTCCATTCGATCCTCGATAACTACCGCGAAAGGTGGTTCGGCGATGGCGAATAGGAGCGGCAACGGCCTCAATGAGACCATGGCAGCGTTTGACCGGATCACCCGCGCGCCGCGCGAGGCCGTGATTCCGGCCCTCATGAAGTCCGGCCATGAGCTTGCGGCAGCGCAGAAGACGCTTGCCGAAACGTCCCGCGATACCGGCGATTTGATTGAGAGCATCGAAGTCACTGCACCCGGCCAGCATACCCCGCCTTACAGTCAGCCGGGCGGTTCCCGCATTGCCGGTGAGACGGAAGTTCTTGTGACCGCTGGAAACAGTGACGTGCGCTACCCGCACCTTGTCGAATACGGCACGGCCAACGCCGAAGCGCAGCCGTTCTTCTGGCCTGCCCTTCGCCTTCTCCGGAAGCGCCTTCAGAACCGCATCAACCGGGCCGCGAAGAAGGCCGTGAAAGACGCTTGGAATGATTGAACCCACCCTTGCCCTTCAGACCGCTATCCGCGCCGCGCTTGTGACCAGTTCGGAAGTGAGCGCCCTTGTCCCGGCTGACCATATCCGTTCGGGCGCTACCCGGCCCGAAAAGACGCCGTGCATTATTATGAGCGACGGCAACACCGCGAACGGTGGTCACGACTACAGCAGCCAGCGCACCGCATGGGTCTATCTCGACCTTCATATTTGGACGCTGGACGCCGGACAGGATGCAGCGAAGGAAATCGCAGGCGTCGTGACCGCAGCCCTCGACACGCCCCTTAATTTTGAGGGGTGCGAGTGCGATCATTTCCGCCTCACGGGTTCGAAGTTCCCGCGCGATCCTGACCCCGCCTATGGTCATGGCGTCCTGTCCGTTGAAGCCCTTATTCGGTGGATTGTCTGATGCTGAATATTGGGATGATGAACCGCCGTATCACCGTCGAACGCGAGGCGGAAACCGTCATGCCGTCCGGCAGTGTCGTGAAGGCATGGACGCCCGTTGCGACCGTTCGGGCCGAACTGATCCAGCAGAGCGCCCACGAGTTCTTGACCGGCTACGGTGAAGCAGAGACCGGCACCGTGATTTTCCGCGTCCGTTATCGCCCTGGCATCACGACCGCCGACCGCGTGACCTATGAGGGCACCGCCTACGGCATCAAGGAAATCAAGACCATCGGCAGGCGTCACGCCCTCGAACTTCGCGGCGAGGCCCTGAAGTGACACACCTTCGCGGAGTGAAGCCGCCCGTCGAACGCGACAGCAACGCACTGGCGAAGGCACCGGCAGCGCCGAAGCAGCTTTCCACCTATGCGCGCGCCGAATGGAAGCGGATCATGCCCGGCCTCATCGAACGCGGCATCATCACGCGCGGCGATATTGGCGGGGTGGAAGACTATTGCCGCGCCCGTGGTCTTGTCCGTGAGATTGAAGACGCTCTTCGCGCATCGGGCGAAATCGACATGAAGCTTTGCCGCCTTCAGGACAAGGCGATGCAGACGGCCCGGCAGCTTGCCGCTGAATACGGATTGTCGCCGGTATCGCGTGCCCGTGTCGGCAGCGCAGCCGATAGCGACGATGACGAAGACAATCCGATGAGCGTCGGCAGGAATCGCGCTCATGCCTAAGAGCGCGTTCCCGCACTGGATTGATGACGGTAGCGCCATCGCCGACCCGCTCGGCTATGGGCAGGATGCCGTTGACTTTATCCGGGCGCTGAAACATCCGGCAAGCACGGCACCGAAAGGCCGTTTCCAGCTTTACGATTTTCAAGAGCGCATGACCCGGCGCATCTATGGGCCGCGCAATCCGGACGGAACCCGGGTCGTCCGCACGGTCTTCCTGATGCTGCCGCGTGGCAACCGCAAGACCAGCATCGCGGCAGCATGGGCGCTGCTTCATACCATCGGCCCGGAAGCCCGCCCGGCAGGGCAGGCGATCTTTGCCGCGTCCGACCGGGAACAGGCTGGCATCGGCTTCAAGGAGGCCGCAAACATCGTTCGCGAGGATCGCCGCATCGTGGCAGCGACCCGCATCTATGACGCCCATAATTCGGCGAAGAAGATCATGGCGCGCCCGAACAAGGCTGAATTGCTCGCCGTTTCCAGCGATGGCGCTGCCCAGCACGGCAAGACGCCTTCTTTCGTCCTTGTCGATGAAATCCATGCTTGGAAGGGCCGTGACCTTTGGGAAGCGCTCAAGTCCGGCATGGCGAAGGTTCCCGACACCCTGATGATCATCGCCACGACCGCAGGCCGTGGACAGGAAAACATCGGCTTCGAGATTTACGATTACGCCCGGAAGGTCGCGACCGGCGAAATCGAAGATCCGTCGTTTCTGCCGATCATTTTTGAGGCCGAACCCGGCGACGATTGGCGCGATGAAGCCGTCTGGCACAAGGTCAATCCCGGCCTTGCCCATGGCTTCCCCGATCTTGGCGGTTTGCGGACGATGGCACGCGAGGCCGAACACCGGCCCGCCGAACGGTTTGCATTCCAGCAGTTTCATTTGAATATGTGGCAGGCGTCGTCCCGCGATCCGCTGTTCGATATGGCTGTCTATGACGCGGGCCGCGATCCGAACTTCGACCTCGCCGACCTTGAGGGCTTGCCGTGCTGGCTTGGCATTGACCTTTCCCGTTCCGGCGATCTCACGGCCATTGTCGGCGCGTGGCGTCATGGTGACGGACGTATCGCGGTTCACCCGTGGTTCTTCCTGCCGTCCGAAGGTTTGGAGGACAAGGCCAAGCGCGAACAGGTTCCCTACACAAGGTGGCGTGATGACGGGCTGTTGACCGTGATCGACGGCCCGGTGATTGAACCGGACGTGATCGCCGACCGGATTATCGACCTTTGCGGCACCTATGACGTGCGCGAAGTCATCTTCGATCCGTCGCTTGCCGGGCCGCTAATGGGCAAGCTTATCGATCACGGCATCAACGTGCTTCAGCTTCCGCAGACGGCCAAGCACATGCACGGCCCGATTTGTGACCTGGAGCGCATCGTCAACGGTCGCCGCATCCGGCACGGTGCGCATCCGATCCTTCGCAACCACTTCGAAAGCGTCGTCGTCAAGCGCGCCACCAGCGCCAGCGAATTGACCACGATGCACAAGGGCACCCGGCATTCGAACCACATCGACGGCGCGATTGCGTCGGCGTTGTCCGTCTTCCGGGCCGCGGCGAACGACAATCAGCCCGCCCTTCATGAACTTGACCCCGACGATTACGCCGCCCGCATGGATGCCATGTGGGACGAAGCAGCATAGGAACAGCCGAAATGGATGACACCCAGCGCCTTGTCGTGAGCCTTGAGGCCCGCCTGACGAAGTATGAACGGGACATGGCCCGCGCCAAGAATGCGACGAACGACAACTTCAAAAAGATGGAAGGCCGCGCCCGGCAGTCTGCCCGGAACATGGAAAAGACGATGGGCAAGGCGTCCGCGTCCATCGGCGAGAAGCTTCAGGGCATGTTCGCACCGCTCATGAAGGGCGGCGCGGTTGTCGCTGGCGTCGGTGGCGCTGCCATCGCCCTCAAGAAGATTGCCGACAGCATCGCCGAAGTGGACCGTGAGGCGCGCAAGGCTGGCGTGTCGTCCAAGGTATGGCAGCAGTGGACCTATATCGCGACCGGCACCGGCATGAGCATCGATGGCGTGACCGACGCTCTCAAGGAACTGAATATCAGGGGAGATGAGTTCGCCCGCACCGGCAAGGGCAGCGCGGAAGAGGCTTTCCAGCGTCTCGGCTATTCCGCGTCCGACGTTGCGCAGAAGTTGAAAGACCCCAGCCGCTTCCTTGATGAGATTATCGGCAAGCTTCAGCAGTTGGATGCGGCAGCACAGACCCGCATCCTTGATGAGGTATTCGGCGGGACCGGCGCGGAACAGATGGCGAAGGTTCTTGGGCTTTCCGTTGCCGAAATCCAGAAGATGCGCAGCGAGGCCGCAACCTTCACCGATGAACAGATCGAAGCCGCGAAAACGATCGATCGCGAGTTCTCGACCATGTGGCGCAACTTCATGGTTTACGCCAAGCAGGCGGCTATCGAAGGCGTCAACGTCGCGTCGAAGATCGTCGGCTATATCAATGATCCTTCAGGCGGCGCGCTCGACCGTGCCGTTGCGGCCTACAACTCCCCGGAAGCGCAGCTTAAGCGGCTTGAGGAACAGCGGGCGAAGATCGTCCGGCAGATCGCAGACACGGAAGCGAACCCGTTCAACGTCCTGAAGGAAGCAGAGCTTCGCCAGCTCAATGCGTCCCTGTCTGCCATTGACGACCAGATTCATGACGTGACGGGCGGCAGCGACGAATTCAAGCAGGCGCTGAAGGAACTGTCCGCAGCGAGCAACAGCCTGTCCGGCGCGTTCGGTGGCAACGTCGCGGCAGCGGCGAACTTCAAGAATGCGCTCATCGAACTGAAGAACCTTGTGCCGGAACTGAAGGCCGAACTCGACACCCTCGCCACGACGGACGGCATCGACGCGGCCTATAACAAGGCCGTGCAGAACGCCCGGACGATGGGCGAAGTCATGAGTGCGACCGATCTCGCCAACCGCGCCAAGAGCATCGCCCGGTTCGGCAGGCACGATAACATCCTTGACCTCATCGCCAGCGTCGAAAGCGGCGGGGATTACAATGCGACCCTCGACAATGGCGGCTGGACGGGCGGCGCGCAGAACCTCACCGGCATGACGCTCAATCAGGTTCGTGACCTTCAGCGGCAGATGCTCGCCGATCCGGCGAACCGCGCTCTCTATGGTGACGGCAAGGGATCTTCGGCGCTTGGCCGCTATCAGATCACGGGCCGGACGCTTGAAGGGCTGATGAAGCAGCTTGGCCTGTCCGGTGATCGCATGTTCGATGAGGACACCCAGGACGAGCTTGCCCGCGCGCTTCTTCGTCGTCGTGGCAATGACCCGGCTGGACTTCGCAACGAATGGGAGGGCTTGCGCCGCGTTGACGATAGCAGCATCCGCAATGCCTATAACGGCACGCCGACCGCAGCCCAGCCGCTTGCGCCGACCGACAGCGAACGCGAGCGCACCGAACTTATTCGTCAGCAGGACGCGGCCCGCAAGAGCTTGAACCAGTCAGTGCAGGAAGGCTTGGACCTGGCCCGGTTCGAACAGTCGATTTCCGGCATGTCGGCTTCGCAGCAGCGTATCGAGCTTGCCGTCTATCAGGCCCAGCAGGAAGCCAAGCGCGCGGGCATCACGCTCACCGAACAGGAACTTGCAAAGATCCGAGAGAAGATCGCGCTCACGCAGCAGCTTGACGGAACCAATCAGCAGGTTGCCGCGTCGGCGGATGGCCTGAAGCAGGCGCAGCAGTTCTTTGCCGAGAGCTTCACGTCGTCGCTGTCCGGCCTGTTGACCGGCACCCAGACCTTGAACGGTGCGCTTCAGAACCTGCTTTCGAGCTTGATCGACGCAACCCTTCAGGCGGCACTTCTCGGCAAGGGACCGCTTGCCGGTTTGGGAGGCGTCGGCACCGGCCTGTTCGGCATGCTCTTTGGCTTCAGTGAGGGCGGATATACCGGCGACGGTGGAAAGCATCAGGCCGCAGGCGTCGTGCATCGTGGCGAATACGTTCTTTCAAAGGAAGCGACCCGCAAGGCTGGCGTTGCCAATCTGGACGCTCTTCATTCATCGCTGAAGGGATACGCGGCAGGCGGCTACGTCGGAAGCGCGCCATCGATCCGCAGGCCGGATCTGAAGGCCGCGAACAGCAACGCGACGAACGTCATCACCATCTCGCCGAACATCACCTTGAACGCCAATGGTGGCGAGCCGTCGCAGAACGCCGACCTTGCGGCGCGCGTCGGCAAGCAGGTCGAACAGCAGATGCGCGGGCTTGTCGCCGATGAGCTTCGCCGTCAGACGAAGGTGGGTAACTATATGAACCAGAGGGGGCGTTAATCACCGGCTTCCAGCAGTCCCTCACGTTCTTCGTGCCAGTCCCTGACCTTCTCGCACAGCTTGCCTAAGAATGCCTCGAAAAACAGATACTCGGTCGCTCCGTTCGGCGTGAAGGCGTAGAACACGTCATCTACGATATGCCATGTGCCAATGATCTCCCCATGGGCAATGGTTATAACGTCACCGCTGTCACTTTCGCGTTCTTCCATGCCGTCCAGAAACAGCTTCCAATGCTTGGGAATATTCATGTCGTCTCCGTTCTCAAAATTGCTATTGGACGGAGGTTGTGACGCGGGCGGTTCGCGGTAAAGTCTTTGGCAAGGCCAAAATGGATTTGCTGTCACTAAATGCATATGTGTGAAGGGTTGCACTTCGATGCGCGATGTTGCCCCGATGCAACATATTCTAGACCCGCGCCGTTTGGCTCATAGCGAATCGCTGGCACGCCTCATGCGCTTTGGCAGGGCATCACTCATGCGACACCCTGAACGCCTCTCAGTGACTCGCTATGGCCGAAATTTTCGGGATTCACTTCAGGAATAAATTCCGGTATGATGCGCTAATTGAAATTCTTCAGCGGATCGAAGCGCTTGCTCACGGATTTCGCTATAATACGAAAAAGGCCCCGGCAGTGTGCTTATCTGCCGGGGCTGGAGACTAAAGCTGCCGCTAACAGCTCTGACGTAGATATAGGATATAATTCCTACTGCGTCAACCCGATGCGGCATCCTTCGCGGAGTGTCGTTCGCTCCCCGAAGGTCATACTGGCCTTGGATGCAAGGGCGATACCGGGAACCTGACCGGCGCTATCAGTCTGCCAGAGACGAACGGAAGATCATGCTGACCGGCTCCCCGATGGCGAACATTGGACGCTTCAGCAGGGTTATCGCCGCACCGGGAAACCGCGTGAAATGGATGCAATGAAAAGATGGACGCAATGTGAAACGCTGACAGGATCAGCAACCACAACGTCCAGTCACGTATCGATTGAAGGCAAGTCGAACGTGGCGCTTACCGCTTTGCCCGCAAGGGCAGGATTACGGAGTGCTGCTAGGCAAATGGAAGCCGCCTAGCTGGTCTAACGGACCAGAACTCTTCACCAACTGTTTGACGCAGAAATCCCCCCGACTTGAATCTCGCCGACCGCTCGCCGGTCGTTTTTATTTGTGGTTCAAGTCGGGGGGATAAGTCCTATTCCCGCAGGTGATTATGATGTGATGACGTTTAAGTAGACGTTGAAACGATCAAGCGAGCGATAGCGAGCTGGCAAGGCCGAAGGCCGCGCAGGGAGCCGCAAAGCGGCGAGTTTCTCCCTATCAATTCCTACTCCATTCAAGACTCCATCCATCCTGCTCAAAACATCCGGTGACGGGCAACGGGAGCTTAAATTTCATATTCCAGAGGGTAAGTTTTTCCCCGCACGGCTGAGCGTTAACTTCGTCATTAATCTCCGCGCCGGACATAACTCTACTGATCCGATCACCGTAGCAGTCTATGATTAAACATCTATACAACATGGGTATTTGTGCCATCAAATAGACTGTGACCTTACACACTCACATGGCCATCTCGCTATAACTCAATTATCAGCCGGTTGCCCGCTTGAGAACGCGGGACGCAACTGCTTCCATACAATGAGATTAGCAGCCCAAAAACCCCTCACGATCTTTTCGTTGTGAGGAATTTGGGCTTCTTAAAATGAAGTAAGCGCTTACTTAAGTTTTTGATTTTGTTTAATTATTTTAGTTTCAACCTCTTGCCAAGCCACCCGAATTGAATCAGACATGGCCAGCCCAATCACGGGCTGGAGACACGAATATGCAGCCTAACATTTACTATCGCGCCAACACCTATCACGCAGCCCTCGACAAGCTTGAAGCCATCGTCCGGGCGTTCGATCCCGCAGCGCCGGATATGGTGCGCAGCGACCTTATTCAGGTTGTTGGTGAAGAGCTTGGCGTTTGGCCGATCACCGCCTTCAGTGGTGAGGATGAGGGCCCAGTGATCGCAATTGCGTGACCCCGTAATAATTCGTGATCAAGAGTGGGCGCATCGCCAACGTCGCGGTCGCTATAAGCTGGAGGGTTAACTTAATGAAAGGAATCCAGATAATGACCGGGACCAACCACACTTTTCTGATGCTCTTCGACCGGGAGCTTCGCAATGCGGGCGCGCAGTGGACGACCTTCGAAACCACCCGCTCGGCAGAAGCATGGCGCGCTTATTGCGCCGCATATCGCCGGGCGCGCATCGTCGCCATCAGCCTCGGCATCGATTTTCCGATTGGCAAGCCGGTCCTGCGTGTCAAGGCAGTAACGGCAACGAATAAGAGGGCGGCATAATGCCGATGCCGAAGGACACGCCTTTCGTCTTTGATGAAATTCTTGCCGACTACCGGCATGGCACCATTGACGCCGATGCTGTCCGCAGTCGCATCACCGAAGCCATCAAGGCTAACCCGGAATTGCAGAAGTTCAAGGATGCACATATTGCATGGACGGACTACGACGATGCGGTAGAGTGGATTTAAAGCGCCCTTAGTCATTACCATGGCTCTTTATTGATAAGGCAGCAACCTTGCCACACAGTAGAAGGCCCGCCGGGTTTCCCCGGCGAGCCTTTGCGCTAGATGCTCTTCAAGTTCTCAAGCTCGGGGAAGGGATACCAGCGCAGCAGCGGCATAGCGCACACTGTTGCGTTCGGGTTTGTGCTGACCGGCCGCGATCCAACCAGCCGCACCGATACCGCCTTGCGCCCTGTATAGCCACCCATGGCGTTCTTCGCATTCGCCTTTACGCAAACGAACTGAAGCTTACCGTCCGGCGTATCCATGACGCTCGAAATCTCGGCGTCCCGCACAGAGTAGGGGTCTATCAGGAAGTCGCGCGCATCCTTCACGATGGCCTGCTTGATGGCGGCAGACGGCGGGCTTTCACCCCAAACTACTCTTCGGATAATTCGTCTTGATCCACCGGATCACAAACGGCCGCGCGCTCAAGCACCGGGACACACATATCTAAGTCGTAGGATGCCAAGTGCGCGTAGCGCATGGTCATCTGCAGCGTTTGGTGACCAAGCCAAGTTTGAACGCGCCGGAGATCAATGCCACCTTGAACCAGCCTAGACGCACATGTGTGCCGCAAGACGTGCGGCACCACATCAGGATCTTCACCAAGTCCTACCTCTGCTTTTGCTTTATTCCAAGCCGTTCGGAACTGCTGCTGA